CTGCGATTTTTCCTTTCTGCCGGAGGTGTCCATTTATGCCGTGTTTTACGACTGGTACGTGGAACATCTGGCTGGCCGATGCGCAGTAGATGTCACCGCCTTCTTCAAATACTTTCTGTCGCCATTTCTCCCCGGCATACCAAGCAATCACCCTGGCTTCGATCGCCGAGAAGTCAGCTACGTAAAAGAGCATGCCTTCTTTTGGAATGAAGGCAGTTCGGATAAGCTGGGAAAGTGTGTCCGGCACATCCTCATAGAGCATTTTGACGGCCTCGAAGTTTCCGGATTTTACCAGAGCCCGCGCGGATGACAGATCTTCCAGATGATTCTGCGGGAGGTTCTGTAATTGGATGAGTCTACCGGCCCAACGACCTGTACGGTTTGCACCGTAGAATGCGAACATCCCGCGGGCTCTTCCGTCATCACATACAGCCCGCTGCATAGTCTGATATTTCTTGACGGACGACTTTGACAGCTGCTGCCGAAGCTTAAGAGCTTCTTTAAGTCTTGGTGGAACGGATTTGATAAGTTTGGAGACTTCCTTTTTCCCGAGGCTTTCCACCTCGACTCCTTGCAGCGCCAGCCACTGTTTCATCTGCTGCACGCTATTCGGATTCTCAAGAGAGGTGATCGCTTTCATAGCGGTCATGAGCTCTGACCGTGATTGGGAGTCCATCTCGATCGCTTTTTCTACAAGGTCCATATCCAGGCGAACGCCGCGGTCGTTGATTTCCTGATCGATATGGTACTCGTCCCATACGAAATCCGGCACCGGGAATTTGGAAAGACGTTTCTTAATCCCCATCTCGGTTTCGACATCTCGGATGTTATATCGTTTAAACGCCTTCCATTTCTCTGAGGCGTGGCAGGGAAGGTTTCTGGTTCGGCCGCTGTTTGATTTAGTCGGAGCGCAGGGAACGCAGAAGTATTTGATGAGATCCTTGCCTTTTGTGAGCTTCTGCTTTTCAAGCCCGAGGACCGTGCCGACACCTTCAAGAGAGCGGGGAAGACCCATTGCAGATGCCCAGACCATGGAGCAGCGCCAGCTTTCAGGATTCAGGAACCTTGCACGTTCTATAGACAGAGGGTGATCATCGTGAAACGGATCAAGACTGATTTCCATATCACGCAGATACCGCGACAGGCATACCCGTTCGAAGTTCGCGTTGTACGCCCATTTGATCACTTCATCGCTGACAAGCGCGTCGACGACCTCCTGCGGAAGTTTTTCTCCCTGCGCAAGATCGATGGTTTTCACTTCACCGCCATCGATGGAATATCCAAAGAGCAGGATCTCGAAAGCAGGGGACTCGGTGTACTTGTATACGCCACATTTGCCGAGGTTGATATCGCTATATGTTTCAATGTCGATGCTGAGTGTTTTCAATTTTTACCTCCAATCAAACAAGCGGCAGAGATTGATCCCCGCCGCCTGTTATTTGTTCACTTCAATTGCTTAGTTCAGAAAATCTTCATCGTCGTCAGTCGCGAAGTCAGATGCAGCGCTTGCTTTGCCACCGAGAGGCTCCCCATCGCGGATCTTCTGCAAGTTGTTGAGTCCGCAGGCGATGCCCTTGTTGCCGGAACTATTGAAGGCATAGAAGGTGATAGAAGCGCGCCCATAAACGCCACTGTAAACTTCTGAGCGGGTAAGAATCGGATTCAGGTCGGCATCTACGATGCCCGGCGCTGTGGTTGCGTTGGCATTAACAAAATATGCGTTTTTGTAAGCCTCATCGTCTGGACGCTCCGCATCACCATCGCGGAGGGGCTTCTTAATTGCAGAAAGAGCTGGCACGCTCTTTCCGTTTCCGCGAAGCTTCACCTCGCCTTCCTTATATGCCGCTTCGATAGCCGCCTTGATCTTATTGAGTGTTACGGTGTCAGACTTCGGAATGATGAGGCTGACGCTGTATTTCGGGGTGCCTCCATTGATCGACTTCGGCTCCCAGACGTTTGCGTAGCTCCAGCGAGTGTTCGGTCCAGTGATAACTTTCATCGGGTTGTTCATTCTTTTACTCATGATATTTTTCCTCCATAAAATCGTTTTTTGCTGTGTTCATGGCCGGGCGTTTGTCGCTGTCCGGCACGAGAGTAGGTTTTCCCTGCGGCTTTTCAATATATGCCGACAGGAGTTCATTAAAACGGGATTTGCCGAGAAGTCTCTGCATGGCTGTAATGCCCAGCAGCTTTTTCTGATATGGGTCGTACCCAGCATCGGTGACTGCCTTGGCAACGGACGCTTCATCAGTGTACTTGCGGATAGATCGTCCCTCGACCAGCTTGAAACCGCGCCATTCTTTCCCGGAAAGTGCCTGCTGCAGGGCATACTCTTTAATGTCGGACGCCCAGACAGTGAGCTCATCGACCTTAGAAAGAATGACTTCGATTTCTGCATCGGAAAGCTCTGGTGGAAGTTTGAAGTCATCCTGCGCAAGCTTAAGATTCTCCTCGGCCCGCTTTCTGCAGATCATCCTGGCTTTACAGAACCTGCACCAGTATCCACAGGAATAGTCACCGGCACCAGTAAAAGCAAGTTCTGCAGCAGGTTTTAAGACACTTTTAGCCCAGGAGAGAAGGTCATCTTTAGAAATCTCCCATATGCTTACGTTCTGCCTGCGCGGCTGGTAAATTGATAAGGATACGGTGTCGATGTCGTAGAGGCCATCGAACATAGCAATAGCTCCTAGTGCATAGCAGGCAAGCTGCGTGTTATGCTCTGCACTTACCTCTATGCCGGCTCCGTACTTCAGATCGACAATCCGAAGTACTCCATCTGCTGCGATCACCGCATCTGCAGTGCCAAATCCATCTTTCACCCAATCTGAGAAGTTGACTTTCTGTTCTACACACACTTTCGGATCACAGCAAGCTTTCTTCGCTGATTCAAGCTGTTCTAAGACAAAAGAGACATATCCATCTGCAGCATCATCCATCTCTTTATTAAAGAAATCGAGATTCTCTGTTGGATCTTTTGCAGGGAAACCGAGAGCCCTCTTCAGTTTGAATTCAGCCAGTGCGTGGGCACAGGTTCCTTCGAGTGCATAAGTACTTCCTTTATCTTCAAAGCGTTCTCCAAGTCTCACTGAAGGAGGGCAGTGGATCCAGCGCTCCGAGGAGGACGCTGACAGGATTGCATGATTTCTAGGGCTCATGACAGTGCCTCCACGTCTTTCAGAAGTGCTTCATAGTCCTTCGGATCAATCTTTGAAAGCCGGTCTGTCCCGTACTTACGAAGGAGGTCACGAATCTGATCGGTAAACCCTTCGCGGGATTTGTCGGCAAGAACTGGACGGATATCCTCAAGCGCCAGGGTTTTCTTGGGCGTGAGTTCCTGCACAGGAACAGTGGAGCTCTCACTGATGTTTTCCGAAGCCTGTTTACAAAGCCAGTCTGCTGCGTTGTTAATAACAGCGGCGGCATTCCGAAGTTCTTTGATGGTCTTTTCCATTTTTGACATAATTTTCATCTCCTTTCTCGGATTGGCATGTGGCAAGGATTGTAAGATTCCTTGCGAGTCTAGCGGATACACGGCTAATGGCATTTAAGAGTCTGATTTCTTCGCTAGCCGTATTCATCCGTGTGCCTCCGCTGTCTGCGTAGTTTCGATACATATGAATCACCTTCCTTTCATTTGGCTTTTCGCCTTACACCTTCTACTGGAGAATGGAGGTCGTTTTGAGCGGAGAAAAAACATAAAATCTGCTGCAATCTCGAGGTGAGATAGCAGCAGACGGAAAGTTCAAAATTATTTGTTGCGGTATTCCTTGAATTCGTCGCGGAATTTTTTCATTTCATCAGCGAATGTTCTTTGCTTGCGGCCGAGGATATTTGCGACTTTGCGGTCGGAAATGTCCGCTGGATTATCTTTCCAGATTTGAATGATCTGGTCCGCGTCCGGATCGATCTCATGTAGACGCTTGATGAGCCGTTCCAGCAGATCACGATCGGCCGTGATTTCTTCCGGCGTTGGTACATCGCTGGGAATGTAGTCCTCGAGGGTACCTTCGCCGTCGGGGAGTAGATCATCAAGTGAGATGGTGTTCTGATTATGAAATTCACAATCGAAGCACATGCCATCGCAGAGCCACCATTTGCTGCGCGGGCAGAAGCATTCTCCGCGATACTGCATGCGTTTCCTCAGTGCCGTGCGCCAGCGGTCGTACTCGCGATACTGGTCCTCCGGGATTTCGTACCACTGCTTGGTGGTCTTGTCGTAGATGCGATACTTCTTGGATTCTTTTGTCATGATTTTTTCCTCCTGTGATTTGCTTTTGCGAAGCAGTCACAGGGGGAATGCACAGACTGTTGATCCCAGAGTCATGCAAGATCATTGAAACCGAGCACGGATTTCGATATAATAGGAATTAGTATGAAACGTTCAGAAATGCTCCGAACCATATATCCCATGCGAAATCCGCCAGCTGAGCGATTTCTCCCGTGATCACTTCGCAGGACTCATCAAATCGTTCGCAAGGTCGGCTGCCATAGTTCGTAAGGTTCTTAAGGTTCGGGTTTTGAAAAAGCAGAGGATAATAGTGACAACAGATGGAATACCAAGGCTATGCGGCGGAACGTTCTTCGTACTCCTGCTGCAGGCATTAAAAAATAGGAAAAGCACTCGAGAGCATTACAAAGGGGATCGTGATGGCCTCTCTGACCCGGAAGTGCTCATCGGGCTTATCAAGGTAATCAATCCTGATTACGAGTCGCCAAGGCTCGAGCGGATAAAGACAAAGACAAATGATTTCAAGGCATGCAAGCTGTCGAAGGGTGAGTATCTTCCCTTTGGAAACACACCGGAAGTAGAGGTGTTTGACGAAAGAATCAGAACGGATTACAGGTCTGCGCTGATTCCTATGACGGATTTCGTGAATGAGTTTCTCGACCTCGGAGAAACCGTGCATAAGGATGTCAGATTGGTAAAAGCACTGATTGAACTTGTCCAGTGCGACGACAGCATTGCATCGGATGAAGGATTCTTCATCCGCGACGATGGAGGGCAAATAAAAAAGGCCGCACTTGGCGACCTGACAGAAGTGTGCTATCCAGCATTTTTGCTTGGAATCTGGCACTATGTAGTTGTGAAGCGGAAGGACAATAGCATCGGAAAACCTACATATGATAAATGGTGCCCAGAGAATGGCGGTGGCCCGAGAAACTACTCAGGCAATATGGGCA